GGTTTTGGTGGTCATAGGTGGGTGTGATAACTACGTTTGATGACCTCTAGGTTGGGTGAGCGGGGGACTTAAGGTATACTTAATGGAGAGATGACTGCTTGCCATATAAAGGTAAACAATAACAAGTAGTTATCTTGGATTCTCTAGAAAAAGGATGAGGTTATGCACCTCTGGGAGCGGCAGAAGGGCGAGCGCGAGAGCGATTGGCAGGCTTTTCGGTGCTTTTTCGAGTGTCGGAACAAGGCACAGGTGGCCCGTGAAATGAGAATTTCATCCGGCCGAGTCTACCAAATCGCCAAATTCTGGTACTGGAACGACCGCATCGAGGCCTACGATAACTGGCTCCAAGGTGCCGAAGATAAAGTACTTTTTGAGGGTCGTGAGCAACTCGCGCGCGAACATCTCGAGGTGATTCGGAAGGCTCGTTCTGTAGCCGATGAAGCACTGACTTCATTACTGAAAAGCCTCCGAGAAGCCTCCGATGAAAACCAAATTTCACCTCGCGACGCGCTGGCCTTTCTTGAGAAGGCCGTGACCCTCGAAAGGCTCGTTACTGGCGAAGCGACCGACAGAGTGGAGACTTTTGACCTCAGTAGGCTGTCTGGTGACGAGGCCGAAGAGCTCCTAAAAACCCTCGAGAAGTTGAAGTGAAACTGCCCTCTAGAGAGGGCTTGATCCGGCGTGCTGTTGAGGCGAACGGGCTCTCGGCGTTCATGCGGATCTTTTGGGGGCAGGTCGAGCCCAGCACTTTCTCGGAGAACTGGCACCACGAGCTCATGTGTCGATATCTCGAGAAGCTTGCCCGAAGAGAGATCCGAGAGCTCTCCATTTGGGTGCCCCCAGGGAGTACGAAGACTCTGCTCACGGGCGTGTTCCTCTTGCCGTGGATCTGGACATGGGACCCTGGCAGGCGTCAGATTCATACGACCTACGGCGGTAATTTGGCGCTCAAGGCGGCGCGCATGCAGCGTGGGCTAGTCAACTCAGATCTGTATCAGGCCTGCTGGCCAAGTGTGAAGATTCCGCACCAAAACACACATGCAGCAGCATGGTTCGAGAACAACCAAAAAGGATCTCGCTTCTCCGGATCTGTCGGAGGCGAGGTGACTGGGCGTCACGCGCATGACCTGATAGGAGATGATCTCAATAAAGCAATAGACGCAATCGCTACCACGCCCCTCGCTTTCGAGAATGCCTGGTCTTTCTGGTCTGAAATCTTGCCGACACGTCAGGCAGAGCCATCCCTGACGACCCGGCTTCAGATAGGTCAGCGTCTGCACCGGGATGACGTGGGGGGACGGTGGAAAGCGATGAAGCCGGATCTCGAGGTGCTCTGTATCCCGATGCGGCACGAGTCCCAGCACCCATACGTACACCCCGAAGATCCCAGGTCGGAGGGTGAGCTGTTTTGGCCCGAGCGTTTCGATGAGGAGGCTGTTCAGAAGCTTGAAGAGAGTCTCGGACCTAGTGCTTCAGCGGCTCAGCTCCAACAGCGTCCGATTCCCCCGGGCGGTCAGCTCCTCATCGACGAGTATCTGTCCCACCGGTACAATCTCCCCCCGCCCTCTGTCCAGCGCGCGCTCGTGTCCGGCCGTGCAGAGCCTGGGCAGGTCTGGAGCATCTACGGGGATCTGACTTTCAAAGGGAAGGCCTCGAGCGACTTCGTGGTTTTCCAGCTCTGGTGTGCCGAGGGCGGTGAGCTTTGGCTCATAGACCAGATCCGGGGTCAGTGGGGCTTTAAGGAAACAAAAGAGCGAGGCCGGGATTTCGCAGCCCGATATCCTGTGTCGAGCGCGATGAAGCTCGAGGACGCCGCGAATGCTCCCGCAATGGTAGACGATATGAAGGGTGAGATCCCGGGCCTGCAACTGATTCCCCACGGGGGCGGGTGCCTGGCCCGGACTCAGCAGGCCGAGGGGACGTGGGCCTCCGGGTGCGTACACCTCCCGGCGAATGCTTCATGGATGGGTGGATCTGATGGCTTCATTGCTGAGCACCTGTGCTACGATGGGCTGGGTACCAGGCATGATGACCAGGTAGCGTGCTCCTCACTGGCCATCGTGGATCTGGCACTGGGTAAGGCGTCGGAGTACGCGAGGATTTGGGGTAGTTTACGATGATGGCTGGAAGTCCGGAGGATTGGGACAAATGAAATGCACAGCATGTGGTCTGAAAAAACCAGGCCCGGATCTGGAGTATTGCGATGGGATACTCCTGTGCACAGAGTGTGCCGAAGAGTATTGTGAGCTTAATCCATATCTCGAGAAGGCCTTCGGCGACATCTTCGACGATATCTTTGAGGATCCCACATGAAAAAAGATAGCATCTTCATCCGATCCATGAAACGCGTAATGAACTCTGACGCCTGGGAGAACGTCGTCACGCTCCTGGGCACCTCCTATGATAAGACCACGTATCATCGGGTCTACCCCGAGGTCTGGTATGACTGTGATGAGCTCGAGGATCTCTACTACGGGGACGCCTACGCTCGGCGCGTGATTGAGGAGCCCGTCGACGCGGCTTTTAGGCAGGGATATGCACTCGCGAATGCGAAAGCTTTCGATTCGGAGATCTTTCTCGAGGACCGTGACCGCCTTCAAGAGCTCATCGACCAGCACAATGTGGTGGCGCAGCTCAGAGAGGCTCTCTATTGGGGTGCACTCTACGGACGTGGTGGTCTCCTATTGGGTGTCGACGACGGGCAGGATCTCGAAATCCCCCTAGATATCGAGAGGGTGCAGGAGCTGAAATACCTCGAAGTCCTCCAGTGCCAGGATTTCCAGGTCGAGGAGACCTACAGTGATCCGCTTGAATCCATGTACGGGCAGCCCAAGATCTGGCTGGTCACCCGTCAATCAGATGACCTATCGGAGCAGGTGCGCGTGCACGAGTCTCGTATCCTGCTCACCAGAGGAGTGCCGACATCAACTCGAAAACGCCGTGAGAATGACTGGCGTGATGCCTCGGTTTTGCAAGGCCCGTACCGGTATCTGCGGAATTGGGACGCCGCGAACCAGGGCGGCGCCAACATGATGACGGACTCGAGCCAGGCAGTGCTCAGCATCTTGAATTTCGCGAAGATGTTAGGTTCGGAGGATACCACTGTCTTCACTAATCGCATGCGCGTGCTCGAAATGGCACGGTCCTTGCGCATCATGCCCATCGATGCGGAAAACGAAGCGTTTCAGTATGTTGAGCGCTCTTTCCAGGGCGTCTTCGAGATGATCGATCGCGCTGCGCAAGCCCTCGCTGGCGCTGTAGGCATGCCTCAGACTATACTTTTCGGTCGCGCGCCTGCAGGTCTGAATGCCACGGGGGAGTCTGATATCCGGGGATGGTATGACAGGGTCCGAGCCCAGCGCGAGGCGAGCTATCAGCCGAAATTAGAGTTCATCGTGCAGATCCTGGCGAAAACCGAAGGGCTCCAATACCCGGATCAGTGGAGTGTGACCTGGCCCAGTTTGTGGCAGGAGACCGCGAAAGAGAAGGCCGAAACCGACAAGATCGTCGCCGATACGGATCAGATCTACCTGAATATGGGTGCCATCACTGAAGACGAGGTCATGAATACCCGCTTCGGCGGTGAGGAATTCCAACGCGGCGTGATTCAGGTAGACCTCGAGGCTCGTGGAGCTCTTCGTGAGCAGGATCTCCAGCGTGCTCGTGGGGGTGTCCCGGAAGACCCCTTCGAGGAAGTTGAGGAAGTTGAGGAAGTATGAACACAATACGGGCCACGACGATTCCCGATGCATGGTTTCAGGCTCTAGATCTCGTGATGACGGAGGGTGATGAGTGGGTCGTGGATCGGGGCTCCTACGCTGGGCAGAAGAGGAAAGAGCTCGATTACGTGACTATCCAGATCCAATATCCTGGTTCGCGACCTCTTCTCCCGGATACCCCTGCGCACATACCCCCACCAGCGACCATGGAGTACGTCGAGGAATATCTCCCCTACCTGATGACGGATGCCGCCCCAAAAACGCATGAGGCATACACCTATGGACAGCGAGTAGCGCCGCAAATGGAGGCGATTATCCAGCGGTACCGGAGATCTCTCGGGAGTAATCAGGAGTGTATTTCAGTGTCCCGTCCAGAGGATATTGAGCTCGAAGACCCTCCATGTCTCAGGTCCATCGACTGTCGGATATCGGCGAGAGATCCTCGGCTGGATTTCTACGTCTACTTCCGATCCAACGACCTTTGGGGAGGCTTTCCTGTGAATCTCGCCTCCATCGCCATCATGCAGGAGTACATGGCTGAGAGTATCGGGGTGCCGACAGGTGGGATAGTGTACGCTTCGAAGGGTCTGCATGTGTATGACCATGTGTGGGATCTGGCTCGAAAGGTGGTTAAGCGCTGATGCAGCAACTATTGGTGATTTTCTGTTTATTTTTAGGGGCCTGTGGTGGTGAGCATCTCGATAATGGGCGTCTTGTGCGTATGGGTCATACGCTCTATTCACCGATTCCGATGGGGATCTCTGCCGCTCCCGATATCACACCCATCGTGGAGTCTGCTGTGGATTGGTGGAACGACCAAATTGGGACGGAGGTGTTTTTTATGCCCTCGCCTACGCCGGATATCACCGTGGAATTCGGTCCGATAATTGACCCCACGAATCCAGATGATATCTATGGCGAAATAGGTATCGCCTACCTCACTTTCTCGTATTTCGATGGACTCATACTGGATTGTGATGTCGTGGTATCCTGGGATTATCGGGATGACACTGATACGGCCACGGAGATCACGAAACACGAGCTCGGGCACTGTCTCGGTCTGGCTGATGATACACCATCGGTAGATCTGAATAGTGTCATGCAGAGTGCCCTCTGGACGCATGGTGAGGTCACAGCGGGAGACAGGGATCTGATTCTAGGTTGGCGGGATTGTGCCGAATAGACCTCGAGAGCCTCGAGCCCCTACGGCGGCCTACATGCGACGCCTCCGGCGGATCTGGCACACGACCCAAGGCCTGATAGCCTACGGACTGTGGCCCCTCCTCGAGGTGTGGGATCAGGGCCGTCAATTTTCTGACGCCAAAATATCCCGCATCGGTGGCCGTGGCGTTGAGTCGGCCTACCCCGCTCAGCCTGAACGAGCTCGCCGATACAATCCACTCGCTCCTAGACCGCTCCTCCCCCGGATCTGGAACCTTTCGGATGCAGAGCTCCGCAGACTTTGGCCTGGCCTAGACCCTCGAGATATCCGAGACTTCACGCCATGGGCGGTATCCCGTGATGAGGTGCGGCGGATCATGGGACAGGGCCCCCTCGCGGGTATGCGCGATGTCGAGGCTTTCGTTCGAGCCTCGATCGAGACCGCGCGCCTTGCACAGCCCTCGGGGGCACCTCCCCAAGTGGATATCATCCCTCCGAGGAGATCCCCCTACGCTTTCCAACTTCGCCCGCGCGAGTACGCGCCCGTGGTCTTGGGCGCGGACGGGCTCCCGCTCGCTGTGCCCCCGGTAGTGCACGTGGTCACCGCGGAGACGATTTCGAGACAGCTCGAGTGGATAGATCTGGCGACGTCGCACCTTTTGACCGTGGAGAATATCGGGGACGAGGTAGCGCAGTCCGGGCGCCAGCTGGATCTGTTCAATAGGCGAGACATGCGCAGGGTTTTGGGCATCGACGTGCGAGAGATCCCGATCGTGGACATGTACATTGATCAATGGCGTGACGCCAATGTCAATCTCATCGAAACGGGGCTTCGGGCAAAGGATCAGGTTCCCCAGCTACGCGGAGTAGCAGCCCCCGTGCCAGAACTGCCGAGGGGTCCACTTTTTCCGAGCGGCTGGGACAAGATTTCGGAGACCGAATACGTGGCCGAGACCCGGATCGGGCGCGTGAGAGTACAGAAAAGGGGGGGCCGCTGGTTCGCAGATATCCCAGGGCAGGGATCTAGACAGCTTCCACGAAAAGCGCAATTTGGGCACGCTGAGAGCTTGGTTGAGGAGGCGGCAAAGAAAATGGAGGCCCTTCTCCCAACGGCGGGACCAAAGCCACCCCCGCGTGCGCCTAGAAGATCCCCCCCAGGGGTTCGTCTGCGAAGGGGCTCCTTGCTCCAGGAAGTGTCTGAGGTAATAGAGCGAGCCCACGCGGAGGGTGTCCGCGTCGAGGTGCTCGCCCACGATCTACGAGAGCGCTTTGAAGTGTCCAACTCCCGGGCCGAGCTCATAGCCCGGGATCAGACTTTGAAATTGAATGGTCAGATCAACAGGCACCGGCAGCTGAGCGTTGGGGTAGAGGAGTACATTTGGGACACCTCAGGAGATGAGCGAGTCCGAGAGTCCCACGCGGTGCTGGACGGTCGGAAATTCTCATGGCACGCGCCTCCGAGCGTGGGGCACCCAGGACAGGATTTCCAGTGTCGGTGTGGTGCTATTCCGGTGATTCCTTAATAGTTTTCTCTAGTTGCCACGTGCCCTGGTAGTCTTGCCAGATCTCATTGCGGAGGCTCATATCTATCAGCACGTGTTGCGCGAGGGCCTCCAGGTAGAGTCGACACTCTCGAGCTATTAGGGGTAGTCGAGGATTTTCTACCATTTTTGTAGTTATTCGCACAAGCGCTTCGGAGGCCAAGACCTCGGAGCAGTGAATGAAGCGAAAGTGTATGTTGCTCGTAGGCCAACTATTCCAAATAACTTCGACTTTTGGGATATCATAAGCCATGACTATTCCAGTGATTCCGGAGCGGTGATTGCTTCTAGAAGGCTTTCGAGATTCGCTATCCGAGCCCTGAGCTCCTCGTTTATTTGACTCTGGACTGCTAGGGCCTCGATTATTGGTCGCGTACCCCGAGCCACGAGGACTTTAATATCCCATTCATAAGGGTTTATTGGCATGTCTATTGCTCTAATCTATTAAAGTACTCCTTCAGTGCTTCCCGTACTATTCTGCTGAGGGTGAGCTCCGTTTTCACTCCGTGCAGCCTCATGCGCTGGTACATCTGTTTGGAGACATCGATCGTGAGCCGCCTCATGTCCTTTTTCATGGGACCTCCTGTGTAGATAATAGTAGGCGGGAGTGTGGAAGTCAATAAGGAAAGAAAAATTGAAAAAAATACTTTTTCCCTATTGACCTCATCAGATAAAGATGCCATTATATAAGTATAAGGACGAAAAACCATGAACATCGACAATTTCATAGCATATCCAGAGGTGCACCAGTGGTTGCAGACTCTGGACGATTGTCCACCAGGTAGAGCTCGTCATGGATACGGGCTCTTGACGGCATACTGGCGAACTTACACGTGTAGGCATGTTTTGTGCAACCAAGCTGACGGGTGTGTGCTTATGTACGATGACGCTTGTCGGACGGTGAGCAGAGCTCTCGAGGAGCTTGTGAGTCTCGGGATAGTCTCCCCTGTAGGTCGGGGGGCACCGTTCCCTGGGCATACTCATGATGCCGGGTGCTCGTGTATCACCCGGATAAGGGGTGAGGAGACATGGGACCAGCGGACGGCGCCATCTTACATCTGGGGGTTTGAGATCGGGGATAACTTTTTTCTTTATAAGCAGTTTTTATTCTTGACCTCATCAGATAAAGATGCCATTATATAAGTATAAGGTCAAGGGAGGACAGAATGAACACAATCGAAGAGACATACAGGGTGGTCAAGGCAGAGACGAGAAGCACAGCCCAGGCCACGAAGGCGCTCATGAAAGTCCACGGATTGTCTTTTGATGACGCTGTGGACGCTTGCTGGATGCTCGAGGCGAAGAAGCCATTGACCTCAGCCGCCTGGTATCGGGGACTTGAGAAAACGCTGTGTGGTGAATAAGTAGAGCTCCCAACACCCGTGAGCCAGGAAGCTATCGATAGCT